TTGTCTATCTAAATATTTTCCTCCACTAATGTTATCATCTTTTTCTTCGAATGTTAAGTTAACTAACTTTGGATTTCCAAGCAAATTATCAAACTCAATGTATTCTGTATTAGAAGAAACATCAGTATGAGTTACGCCCGTATATCCTATTTCGTATACAAATCGATTGTCACCTTGTATAATTCCATTTTCAACAAGAGATCTTGTTGTGTTGTAAAGATTTATAACCTCACTTTGTGTTAGCTGCTTATCATAACTATAAAAAGAATTTATTTCACCAGAAAAGGGTAAGTTCGACCTCGTTGTAATATCTGTAAACGTAGTATTGTAATTAGGATTCGAAGTATATTCTTCTAAATAATACCTTTCAACTATCACGGGCAACAAATTTAAACCCGTGTAAGATATAATATTTCCTATAGAAAGATACATTGTTCCTTCTTCAAAACCAAGCTTAAAAAAATCACCATCACCGCTTGAAGCACCTGTAAATATATTTTCCCATGTTCCTCCATCTAAACTAATGTCAATAGAACCATTTCCAGCAGCGTTATGTCTTATCGCGACCATGTGCCAATCAGTGTTAGTGATTTTATTTACTGTTGTAAAACTACCAAAATCTGAATGAAATAAGTGACTTGCATAGGCCTCGGTCGTGGCTTTCAAATAAGGATTTCCGGGACTTCCATCAGCAGGATATATTAAGTCTCCAAGTGAATCTGTTCCAAATTGATTTAACGGTATAGGCCTAAATCTCCCTATTGCTCCGTCAGATTGTCGAATAAGTAAATGAGACCAACTATCTCCATTAAAATCTTTATAACTATAAATTGTGCTATATGATTCTCCACTAATTTCGCGGCTAATATTAGTATTGACAAAATCATCTTTTTTAATCCAAGAAACAAATGTGTATTCGTTAAGAGGTGAACCGCCGTAGTCCATTAATTGGGTAGGTAAACCAATTGTATTAATATTGTCTTTTATAAAATCAGGATTCGCTGATTGGCTTGGATCAAACATTAAAGAATTTGATGTTTGAGTACAAAATTCACAATCTATATTTCCATTTACTTGGCCATAAGTTGAAATATCATTTACAACTGCCGCGCCATCTTGATAAGAATCATCTATTCCAAAATCATAATAAAGTTTAAGAGAATTATTTAAAGATTGATTAGGATGCAAACCTCCACTATAGTTTGTATCAATTACTTCTTGAGATATAAAATCGAGCGAAGATAGTCTTCCTATTTGTTTTGCAGGATATGTACTTACTGTTGTAGCATTTTTGTTTGCAGTTACATTTGTGTTTGTATCGTCAATCGCAATTGTTACGTCGTTACTACATACTTCAGCTTCATGTAAATGTATTGCAGAAATTGCACCATCGAACCATCTATTGTTTAATGCTGGATTGTTATAATCATTTTCGTCAGTCCCTGTTCCAGCTTCGCTACCATCGCCTATTACACCGAATCGTTTTGCACCATTACCAAGCGCACCTAAATTACCATCGCCTGTTGCTACGAATTTTGCAACACCATCAATCCACAAAATGATGCGCTGATTTGCAACACTATATGTAACACCAACATAGTGATAATCACCATCATTAACTTTCAAACTTGTATCAACAGCGCCGGCAGTATCACCCGCAGCACGACCATTTGCAGCGATATCAAATTGAGAACTTGACCCATTCACCATATTTGTTCCAATACCACCAAAGTTTGATGTATCACCACTAAAAGCAAGGAAGCCATCGCCGTTTATGTAAAGATTAAAAACTTCTGATCTATCAAAATCAATTAATGCCCAATTCAAATCACTAAATGTGCCATCAGTAACACCACTATCGTAATCTGTACGCATCCAAACGAAACACGACATTTCAGCAATCGTTTTTCCATCTCCATAGTTTAAATTTGCAATAACCGCATATTCGCCGGTTGTTCCATTGTTAAATTCATAAGCCTTTTCAGAAGAAAGATAATTATTTTCTAATCCTCCTCGTAGCAATGCATTGTGTCCTGAACCAGAAAGATCATTCCATGAGCTACTATTTGATTGATGACTATCTTCATCAGCGCCATGAACGTAAAAGCTCGTAGGATGACTTAGGGCAGGACGATTGAAAAAATCAAGTGATGTGCCAATTAAATTATCTGAAAGTTCATATCCGTTTTGCGTATATCCTGTTACTGTTGGCAATAAATTAACATTGTCACTTCTTTTCCAATTTCCTTCTGATAGTCGAAAAAGAGAATTTTTCGGATAAAAAATATTAATTGTTTCATCAAAGAATAATTTGAAAAAGGTAAGCGCAGAATCTTCTGTTCCACGAGAAGAATAATAGTCAACCACTCTTTTATAAAAAGAAACTTTATTGAAGTTCAACGAATCAGGAAAAGTCTTTGCGATTTCTTTTTGTATTTCATCGATATACAACGAAGAAGATCGATCGATGTCTTGTTCTTTTGTAATATTTTCAAGTATATTCGAAGGAAGACCTTTGCTGTTTAAGAATCGATAATAGTCTTCAAGCAAACGAATTAAAACATTTGCGTTTTCCCTTTGCTGTTCTGGAATGAGATCTGAAACTCGCGATGTTTCTACGTTATTTCCTTGCGGCCTTTGAGCCGTCACATATGATTCAATATACTTTGACATATTTAGTAACTTCTATTAAAAGTTGTATATCGTGTTTTACCCGAACTACCCGAAACCGCGACCGTGTCTATTTCTCCAACTATTGTCGATTCAGCAGTATCGATTTCAAGAATTAAATTTCTTTTTGCTACAATATCATTTGAGCGAGGGTACGTTCTTATTTTAATCGACTGTGTACCATCAACAAGAAGAGGATTAATTGATAAAATACCTGTATCGGGATAAACAGTTCCAATGCTTGTTGCTAATCGTCGACGCTCACTATCAACAATAATATAAGTAAAAAGATTACGTGTTACTCCATCGTTGTTTGCTTCATCTTCAATAAAAATTTTATTTCCTTGATAGATATAAGGACCGCCGGCAATAATTGGTTCTTCTTGCGATGCGCTTTTTCCAATTGGCGTTGTAAAGTCAATATTTAACGATTTATTATTTCCAAGACTAAATACTACATTCTTATAAATGTTTACGTTTGCGTTTGCACTCATAATTGATGTATCACTAGTATCAATTATATTTAAAAAATTTGAGTAACGGAAAACACCTTCAAACTTTTCAAGAACGGTATCGTTATATTGATCAATTGCGCGAATGACCTTTGTTTCAAGTTCCCCTTGAGAAAGCGAAGTAACATTTGAGTTATATTTAAAGCGAGATTCAACATAAATATAAAGTATCTCGGGATCAACAATCTCGGGTTGAATTGCCAGAATCTTTTTTGACTGAAGAAGAGAAAGCAAACGAGATTTTTCAGCATCAGTAAGCGTGTCAGCATCATTTGGTTTTGCTGAAATTAACACTTTCCCAAACTTTGGCGGAACATTATCTTCACCACCCCAAACCGAAAGTGACTGAAGATTTGAAAAATCTTTTGAAATGATTGCGCTATAGTCTGATGCAGAAACTGCACGATTCTGTGAAATAAAAGAAAGGGGTGCGGTATACTTAATGCTTTCAAGACCTTCTCGATCTGCACCACTTCCACTTGCAGAAGTCGTTGCAATGCTAATCAAAGCTGAAGTGTTTGAAGGATTTGAACCTGTAAACGTAAATGATTGAATTCCATTTGCGTTTATTCCATTTGTTTGAAGATATTCAACCTCGACAATATTTAAAGGATTTAATTTTTTTCCAAGGACACCATCGCCAAACTCAATTTGAAAAAACTCCTGATGATTTTCATATAAGAAATATACTAAAGAATTACTCGAAATATTTGTAAAGGTTTGAAATCGATTAAAGGTTTCTGAAATTTGTGTATTTCTCGTGTCAAAAACTTTCACTGTCATATGTTGTGTATCAATCTTTGAATCGGCAAGAACAAACTTTTGATTTTGAACTTGAGTATTTACGTCGAACGATCTTCGAACGATTCGTCCTTCGTAAATCGTTATACGTGGAAAGATAAATTCGATTTCACCGGTTGTTCCATTCACAGATGCTGCAGCGTTATATGATTCAAGCGTAACAAATGTGTATGTGACACCGTCGACAATGCCACTAAACGTTGCTCCTTTTCCTAAGGATACTACACTTGTAATATCTGCGTTTGCCGAGGCACTAAACGTAAGTGATACTTCACCTATTGCCGCGGTCATGCTTGAAGGAGTATATCCAAGAAGCTTCGCACGTGATACTACATTTGCTCGAACCTGTGCTGAATCGAGAAACGATTCGTTTAACGCAACATGAGCATTTACCGCGTTATAGTGAGTGTTATAAGCCAATACATCGATAAGTGTATTTAAACCTGAACCGTCAAAGTCCCAATCTTTAAAATCAGAATCCTGGCGCTGAAAGTATTCTTTAATATTATTTTTAATCTCGCTAAAATCGAGTTCTGTTACGTTTAGTGTATGTTTGCTCATCGTAGTCTCTCTAAATAAAATTCTGTGTTATCGTTTGTATCAGATATCACAATTGTATATCCAATATTTATCTGATACGCATTGCGGTCTGAGTTATCAAATACCTCAACTGTTACATTTGCAATTCGAGGTTCGTGATCTGTTAATACACGAATGATCTCTTCGCGTAAAGCAATTGCAGTACCAACATCGGCAGGCTCAAAAAGTAATGCAGTCACGTTCGAACCTAACTCAGGTTGAAATGGACGATCCGTAAAATTACTTAATACAAGATTCTTTACAGATTGCTGCACAGCTCTCGCATCCTTCAGCGGCCTCACATCATATATATTCGGATGTATCTTCATATCAAGAGGAATGTCAGAATATACGGCAGACGAAGAGGTTCGCGAACTTCGAAAGGAATC